AAAGATACATTTGCAGTTGCCGCTTTTCTTGAACTTGGAACATATCCAATATTTCTTGCAAGAGCAACAACGTTTTGCCTTAATGTTGCAGAGTCTAAAAAGGACTCATTAACAATCATACTGCTATTAAATGCAGTGATGTAGGTGTTGTATGCTAGTGTATCGATTAAAACTGAAAAATTAGATCCCTCAAAGTCAAAATCAGTAAATGTTGAGTTTGCTCTAAGATAATCTTTGATGGAATCTCTTATTTGGTCGAAATCGAGATTTGTAAATTTGGTAAAAGGCATTTTTTTATCTTGTTGCCTCTAGGATGAATGAGAACTGTTGTGTTGGAATTTCTTGTCCAATGACATCAAATATAATTGTAACTTCAAAAGTGTTTTCATCTGGTGATGGTTCCACTTCAACATCGATATTTTCAACTCTTGGTTCATAATTTATGATAACTTCCTTTATTTTTTCCTGAATTTCAATGGCAGTTCCATAATCTACGAAGTCAAAGAGACTACTCCTTACATCTGAACCAAGATCCGAGTTAAAAAAGCGCTCATTTTTCATTGTTTCAATCAAATTTCGAACCGAACGTATGATTGCATTACGATCTTTGATGATTGGAATGTCTTTTGTTACCGGATGTGGATCAAAGGATAGACTAATATCTTTAAAAGATCTAGATACCCTAGTTACTGCCATTTTTTAGAAAGTTTTTAAATATTTATCAACTATTTTCTCATCTATCCATCTGTCGATAACAGTAATTGTAAGAATCTAGGTATTTTAGCAGTTCAATTGCAATAATTCCGGGATTTTTTTCGCCACAAGTGTAAATATCGATCGCTAAACAACCGTTTTCGGGCCAGGTGTGACAAGAAACATGACTTTCTGCAAGTGTAATGACGACTGTGCAACCTTGTGGTATGAAACAATGTGAAAAAACGTTCAAAATGGTCATGCCAGAACGATTTATGCCGTCGATCATGACTTTTTTGAGCGAATCTATGTCATTTAATGTGTCAAATTTGACATCATATACCTCTAAGAGTATATGCTTACCCATGGGAATGTTTTTCAATTCGATGATGCTCTAAAAATTTTATTTATTCTTGATTTTGCACAAAAAAATCCCCCCAAAAGGGAGGATTTGAAGAATTATTTGCCTTGTCCCCGGTATTTTTTACGAGCTTTATTACGAGCGGTAGCGGCATACTTGGTTCCATCACCATCTCCCTGACGAGTCTTCTTAGGAGGACCCGGAGAATATGAGGTTTTGTAGAGTCCACTGCCAACTTTTGATCTTGCCATGATTTTAGTCCTCGATTAGTGTAATTTTTGTTTCAATAGAGTCGGGAGATGGACATCCTGTCTTATAAAATTGCTCTGAGAGGATGTCCATGGTGTCAAAATACTCATCTTCGGTCAGATTTGTGTATAAAACCTGACCATCACTGAGAATTGAGTATCTTTCTCTGTCTGTCATCAGATAACGCGAGTCTTTTCGTGTCCAACGCGAATGCGAGGATCACACCAAATCTCAAAACCTGCTGAGATTGCATCCAGACAGAAGGATACGTCCTCTCCACACATGTCCTGAACGTTACCAGACTCAAATACTTGCATCTTGGGAGCAAACCAGGGATACTTCATCTCTTCGTGCTCAAATACTCCGTTCTTAATCAGGACCCATCCAAATCCTGTGTAGTAAACAGTGAATGGTTTGCGGCGCTTGGAGATACTCTCAAGCGTTTCGTGATTCATCACACCACCATTGCCACGGAAGTCCTCTTCGTCCAGCCAATGAGCAACTGATGTGGTGCGACCGTCCTCAGTGCAATACCAACCTGCTGCAATTTCTTTGTCCATCAGAACCAATTGATAAAGTTTTTCTGTGTTGAAAACAATATCAGAATCAATCCAAAGTTGATAATCATAATTAAGTTTTCCATCCCACGGAAGTTGATCAGGTCCACGCAGAACGTTCGCTCCTAAACACTTGCAACGTGCAAAGTTTACCATTGACGAATAATCCTGCGAGATCTGGATAGATGCTCCGCACTTCACCAAGTCAAATGCCATCTGCACAAAGGACTTGAGGAATTGATATGAAACTCCACGTCCTGGGAGACAAAATACGATTGTCTTGCCCCTCAGCATTTCTTTTGCCTGCTCATAATCCCACGTGGTGGCGGCGGAATCTGAATTCGTGGCAGGCGTCTTTGCTTTTACTGTAAATCCTTTAGACATAATAGAAAGTTGTTACTGCAATATCATACGGTATTATGTAGGTTTTGTCAACCTCGGTCAGTCACGATCAGACAATCTCCATCAACCTCGATGTTTAGGTTTGTGCCCTCATACCATCCCTTCTCATCGAGAATCCACTGGGGAATTGTGATAAAAAATTCACCGCTAACTGTATCGACCTCTACGGTTGTTAAATTTTCTGCGCGATTTTTTTTCATTTTCATGTTTTCTTCTCTAGTTTTTATATAGGACTTTGAGGATTTTTGTGGGCACGAAAAATTTTTTGAATCGAGAAGCGTTTTATATTTACTTCGCGATCGTAACACTTTATAGATTAGGGTAGTTAGGGGTTTTATATACGGGGGGGGCATGGATCGGATCATCGGCGCCCCGCCGACGCGGGGCACTGTGTTTTACGAAGATTGGGGAGGCAGGGTATAAAGAACTGCCGCCCGCTAAGTGTAACTTAGAGTCCGAACTTTTCCCGACAGATAGGACCGATTCCTAACTCTATTGAAAGAGGGTTAGTTAGTTCACGAGCGCAACACGAGCAGGTGCCAGTATTCTGCCCGTAAAGTTTAGCGGCAGAGTAAGGATCAGCGGCGACGGATTGCACCCCTTTGATTAGATCAACCTCACCCAGATTAGTGGCGTTAGAAGTGATCCAACCCAGATAAATGTTGCTCATTGTGCCCCACTGATTAACCTCTTTATCGTGAGAAAAAACATACATTTTTCCCTGATATTTCGAGGGTTTAACTATAAAGTCTTGGAATCGCATTGTGATTCGCTTAAGACCGCGATTCTGTGCCTCTTCAATTGCATTAATGATCCCGCTAAAGTTATGGGCGGGAATGGCATTGTGGCGGATGATGGGATGGCGCATGATGCTTACCGGTGGTTTGGTTGGTGCGGGTTCTGCCCCGCGTGATCTAATGGTAAAGAGTAAGGGGGGGAGAATGCCCCCCCGTTAACATTAGTTCACACTCCCAGGAACCGGGCGATCCGCTCACGCTTGCGAAGCGGCAGGAGGCGTTTGTAGGAAACAAAGGAGCGGCGCCCAATGCTGTATTCATAGCGGCGCACCATCCCTTGTGCCGCCATCTCCTTAAGAAGGATGGAAACGGTGGTGCGTGCCTCCTTGGGCATCCCCAGCGCCCGGTTGATCTCAGAGGGTCCAAGACCGTGGCGGGTTTTGTCCCCATCCATCGGCAGAACCGACAGGATCGCCCATTGGTAGGTTGCGCCGAATGCCTTGCGATCGGTGATGGTGGTGAACATGGTTCAGTGGTGGTGAACGACCCCCATAAATTACCGGATCCACAGGAACCTGCCAACGTGGGGTTGTGACACCTTTAGGATTGGCACAACCCCAGTTTGTATAAAGAACAAAACAAGGATTGCAAGATATAAAGAATAAGACAGGACTGAATGTAAAGAATAAACCACACCACTGACCAATAGTTTACATTCAATCCTGTGTTATTCTTTATACTCAGAGAAAATATAAAGAATAAAGAACTGATTAGGATTCATTCTTTATTCTTTATACTCAGTGTTAAGTATAAAGATTAAGATTTATTTCTTTTTCCTCCTTTTGTTTGCTGATTGTTTCTTCGGTGTTAGAATGTTCTTAAACCTTTTATCAGGACGTGATTTACCATCCCGATGAATCCATTTGTTTGCCATGTTCTTTATACAAACTGTGCAGGTGAACCACAAGACTGATAGAATCTAATCATTCTCTCTGCCTCTTCCTTTGTAGTGAAAGATTGTGTTCGCCATTGGCATTCATTATATGGTGATATGTATTTAATTGTGAAACCAATTGAATTAATTTGTTTTTGATTGTTGTTCATTGTTTGGTGTTTGTTTTAATGTTGTTTTATTGTATTGTGCGCACACATCTCGTCGAGATTCTGTATGCGCACATCTCGTCGAGATTTCTATACTTCCTCAACCTCCAATCCAAGGAGTTGATCAACAGTAACCTCCAAAAGTGCTGCCAATTCTTCATCACTCATCCATGTGATGTCGATCGGCATTTCTTCGATCTGTGCGGTGGTGGTGAAGTGATCCATGGTTTCTGGTGGTGGTGCGGGTTCCTGTCCCGCTTGATCTAATGGTAAAGGGTAATGGGGGCGTTGCCGCCCCCCTGGCAGACGGTTCAGCGATTGGCACGACGGCGGCGGATCTCATCGCCATAGGTGTGCGCCTCATCGTCGTAACGACCCTCAGCGATGGGGTTCCATCCCCGCATTGCCTCAGCGGCGCGGCGGGCATCCTGGGCGCTCCAGAGCAGCGCCTCATCGCTCATGCTCTTGGCACGTGCCTCCCAAGTGGCGAAATCAGCGGCGGTGGCGTAAGTGGCGATCATGGTCCGGTGGTGTGAACTGCGATAATTGTAGCAGATAATTGGGGGGGGAGAGAGGAGGAGATCGATCGAATCCCCATTGTGACGATTTATGAACAGTCCACCGATTGTCTGATTCTGGCGCCGGGCGCGTGTAGAATAAGGGGACAATCAGATGAGGGGTGGGGTAACCCCGTTGATGAAATGGTCGCCACGCCCACTGCGCAATTTTATTTGCGAACAATTGTGAAATGTGTTGACCCGACCGGATCCCCTATGCTAGGATTGGGGTAGAACCTTTTGTATGTTACGGATTGTTAAAGAAAGGGGGCGTTGCCGCCCCGTTGTGGTTCAATGGAAAAAGTCGTAAGGCGTTTGCTCTGTCGGATCATATCCCTCCCAGAGCATTGCTACAGTGCTAGCGATGCTGCGCTCTGCCTTCCAGCAGTCTAGGATGACATCCAGTGCCCAACCGTCATCAAGGGTGGCAGGGGGGCATTCCTGCGCCTCCACAGCATCCCAGAACTCTCCAAAGGACTCATCCTGCCAGCAGGATTCGGAATCCAGCGCCATGCGCCGGTTGTATTCTTGGCGCTCTTGGCGCTCCATCTCTGCAAGGGTGCTGTTGTGAAAATCCATGGTTCCGGTGTGGTGCGGTTTGCTTTGAAAGTATAGAGGCAAAGGGAGCAGGGGTCAACCTGCCCCCCGTAGGGATCAGACCGTCTGATCCTTAATGGCATCATATACCTCTCCCAGCATGTCATACCAACGGGTTAGACCTTTTTGACCCATTTCGTGCCCTTTGGCGGACAGGAGCGCGATTCGGATCGTATCCCAATCGCCTGCGGCAAGGGTGACGGTTTTGTTTTTGGTGGTGGTGGTGCTCATCAGTCTCGGGTGTGGTGCGGGTTCCTGTCCCGCTTGAGCATATCCTACA